TACCCCACAGATGCCCAGAAACGGCCTTCAGAGCCTCTATGTTGGCCTCATTCTTGTCTGTCTTAATACCTCTAAGGCTAGCCTCTTTAATCATGGCTCTTGTATACGTGAGTAATGATTTTTCAGCGTTTTTCCACATCAATACCGCTGGGTGATTGCGCCATGCGCCTGAAGCGGATTGACCAGATAAAACCTTGAGTATCTGATAAGACTCTAATATCTGTTTATTTAAACGTTTATTGTCAAGAGTCTCAGCACATTGATCAAAGTCTTTGTATGGTAAAAAGGTTTGCATTAATCATCTTCCTCAATGTCAAATAAATCTAAGTCTGATAATTGACTAAGCCTTGAAGCAAAGAATAAATTAATTGCAATAAAAATAGATATTGCTGACAGGATTAATATAATTATTTTCTTTTTCATTTTGTTACTGTTACTCCACATCTTAGACAGGCTGAATAACTTTTACCAGTAAATGGACAAGAGCCAGCGTCAACAAGGTTATGTGATTTAATTTTACAAATAAAAAACAAGCCAACCTGTTTTATCATTTTACTGCCTCTCTTGTAACTAATACAATTGCTCCGTTTATCTCTAAAGCCTTTTTTATTTTTACTACATATTGAAGGGCTGATATTTTATCATCGTGCCCCATGTGTAAAAATTTTCTTTCATCTAATTTTACTGTAAGAAAGTGCTCATTGTCAATAATTTCTATGCCAAATCCTTTAGGCGGTGTGATGGAGTGTACAGCCCTACGCATTTCATCTGTATACATTAATGTACTTCTGGTTCTTTTTTAGCAGCATAAATATTTGCAAAAGTTCCGTTCCAACGAACTCTGCCTTTGCATCCAACATTATATTTTTTAATATCATTATCATATGAAATTACATCATAAATATATCCTTGTATTTCAAAACCACTAGACAAATGTTCCTGACCATTAATAAAAATTCTCCAAACTAACGGGCTTTCTGGTTTTGCTTTTGTGTTAAAACGAATAACAATTTCATCATAAGGGCGCAGCCACCTGTCTTTAACAATTTTTGCAATATATGCTAGTTTATTCATGATCACCCTGTCTTTTATTAGTTCTTGCAAGAATATTTTTTACCATTGTTGATGCAGTTGTTTGAAATATAAAAGGAAAAACTGAATGAATAAAAACAATAACTCCAGAAATGAAAAAGACTATTGCTATTAACCATGCTTCAAACATATGTTTTAGATAGTTTTCATTAACCATTTTTAAGTGCTTCATATATTTAGTTCCTTACGTTTTTGTGTAGCAGATATTGCTTGAATTTCTGCAGATAATTCAACTTGTTCAATTTTATATCCTACATCACGACCATAAACAATATTGGTTATGTTAGGTAAACGCAACACCATTGCACCATGTATAAACTCATCTTTAGCAATATACTCTTTTACCTGATCAAATGTAAGTGGATCTTTTTCACTTGTTTTGTATGTGTTTCGCACTCCAAGTAGTACTTGATTTGTTCTCATTCCAGCCTGTAAATACAAAGCATGATGTCCTTCATGCCAAGGCTGATATCTTCCAAGCATTAATGTTGTTGGTGCAGACCAATCATGTAATTCAAACAAAGAAATAATTAAACTTGCTTTATCGTATGGATTTTTTTCATGATCAGAAAACATAAAGTCAAACTTTTTCGGTGCTGTAAATATTTTATTTGTGTCTTCAAATCTACCCTTTTGAATTGTATCCATAAAAATTAAAATGTCTGGCTTACCAAATGCTTCTCTTGTAGCATCTGTTGGACAGACAAAATCTACAATTACTGGAGCGACTCCCTGTTTAGCAATAAGTCTAGCCATCTCACCCATGCGTCGTGCTTGCTCTATGCGATCTTCAGCGGTAAAACCAAGATCAGAATTAACTGTAGCACGTACCTCATCTGCATTAAGATGAATAGCATTGATGCGCTCTTTAAGGGCTTTTGCTAATTCCGTTTTGCCAGAGCCAGGTAGTCCAATTATTTGTATAATCATCATTACTCCATTGTTAAAGATTGCCAAGTAATTGACCAGTCTTGTTTGGTTTTATGCTTGTTAAATTCTCTTGAAACTTCTCCACCCTCTAAGTATACTCCACCCCAGACACCCCACTCTTTTCCAGATATGCCGTTTGCAAAGCATATTTTTTTTACTGGGCACTGCTTACAAAGTGCGTCAACATCTCTTCTAGATCCTTCGTGATCTTCATATTTATCAAAAAATGCATTATTCTCCATTCCCAAACATAAGGCTTCGTCTTTCCATAAGTGCTGTTTCAAGATTAATCCTTATACTTATTTGGTATATCCCAACCATTACGACCAGGTTTATAGATTCTATGTAAATACCATTTATCTTTTACTCTAATACCCATAGGTGATGTTTTTGCAGTATCTGATTCTTTTAAATCAATTACATCCCAGCCACGCCATAGTAGATTGTTATTTTTATTTATAATTTTTTCCATTGTATTTAAACTTCTAATAATCATTTTATTCTCCTAATACCTAAAAAGACCAACATCAATATTGTTTGCTTCTGCAACTAGAACCAATTTTGACTTTGATTCTTTTGGACGACTTAAAAAAGCAAAATAATTAATTTGATTTATATTTTCACTTAACCATATTGGTGCAGCATTATAAAACTTAATTTTCTTGCCTCTTGCCTTCATACCTCGTTCAGATAAATTAGAAAACTCTGAAACAAAGTGATTTATTCTTGATGGGCCAGCAGAGTAAATAATAAAATCATTATCTCCATCTTTCATACCAGATAACGCAACACTCATAGCACGAAGGAATACGTTATAGTCGTTAAATTCCTTTGTTCCCTGTACCGCTACTATCATTTGGTCCTACCCCTTGTTTTAAGTCATCAAGTATTGATAACATCTTATCTAATTCTTTTGTTGGCATATTTTCAATATCTAATGGTTGTATTGTTTTTTCATCTACCCTGCCATTTATAGCATTTGCAGTGTAGAAAACATTATTCAATATCCAGTATGCGCTTCCTTCTGCTATTACGACCCTTAACATATTTTTTTGAATATGTCTTTGAGATTGCGTTATAACTTTAGGCTTATCAAACCTTTGCTTTGGAACAACATCTTTAACCATTTCATAAATAGAACTTTGTCTATATTTATTTTTGTTTAAAAATATCATTCTTCTTTTGTTTGATATTTTAATTATAGACCAATAAGACAGCAATGTCAAGCCTATAATTAATAAATATTCCATATTATTTAGTTTTTTTAACTGGTTCTTGGCTTAAACTTAAAACCATAGAATTGAGTTTATTAACCTCAAGTTGTAGTTTTAATGACTCTAGTTCTACGTCAGATAGTTTTTGCTTATAAAATGCTACTAGTTGAATTAGTTCATTTTTTTCTAAATTTTCCATTACCCCCTACTTTCTTAGATCAAAGGCAGTTCCCTGCCAAACCTTTTCTAGTTTTTTCTTTTCTCTTTCTACAATTCCACGGCTCCATGAAAACCCTGCATCTCCACCCCAAGCATCCCACATAATTCTTCCATTAGATGGAAACTCTGGACCATCATAAAAACCTTTGCCTTTTTTATCTACTTCATGACGTGAGAAAAAAGAATACATTCTTTTAACAGTGCTAAGAGACATTACTGATCCATTAACAATATCAGTTGCACGACCCCAGCCTACTGGAGTTCCCGCTCCCTTGGCTTTGCCATCTGCTTTCCATTTTAAAGCACGACGAGCAGCAGCCTTCATACCAGATGTAGGAGTGTATGTATCAGCCATGTTCCTCTACCTTATTTTTTTCATAAGACTTGCCCATAAAAAATGAACCAATCATTAATAATCCTATTGCTAATGAATGTAAGAAATAAAATGTATTCATTTTGATTTCTTTTTTTCTTGTTTAGCAATACGCTTTTCTTTAAGAGTCATCTTTGGCTCTTTCTTTTTATTAGCATTACCCTTTTGTTCTTTATTTGCCATTACTTGCCCCCTTTTTTTCTTTTGGATATTGACCAAGATCGGCTTTAATACTGCCGTCTTTTCTTAAACGAACGATTCTTCCATTTTTTATTTGCAATGGATTGAATGCGTGGTTTTTAAAAAAAGATGCTGAAGATTTTTTAGACATTATTTTTCAAATGTCAGAGGATCAAATGCTCCGCCCCAGATACTTTTTGTTGTAGATTTTGACTCTGACTTGTATGTGCCA